AATGGTAAATACAATTTACTAAAGTGGGATAAACAAGAAAGACAATATTATCCTATTGCAATTAACTTATATGAAAGAGGAAAGATAGATGAGTAACATAAATTTTGAAGACGACCAAACAAAGATGTTAGGTAAGACTGAAAATATTCAGTCGTTAGCTGACCAAGTAGAAAGACTAGATCAATTACTAAAACAAATAGAATTGGACGAAGATCTTTTAAAACAAAAGAAAAAAAATTCAGAACATTTATCAGGAGAAGTAATTCCTACCATGATGGCAGAGATGGGTTTATCTCATCTTAAACTTATGGATGGTTCTTCAGTAGATGTAAAACCAAATTATAGTGCAAGCATAACTATTGCTAATAGAGATGCTGCATTTCAATGGCTTCGAGACAATAACCTAGGTGATATAATCAAAAATGAGATATCCGTATCATTTGGGCGTAACGAGGATCTCAAGGCTGCGGATTATGCTAGCCTTGCATCAGAGCGTGGGTATCAACCAACACAGAAGTTGAAGGTTGAGCCCATGACTCTCAAAGCGTTAGTTCGAGAGCGTATGGAAAACGGCAAAGAAATGCCCGTCGAACTTTTCAACGTATTCGTTGGAAATAAAACAACAATAAAAAGGAAACAATAACCATGAACAATATAGTTAAAAAAGAAGAAGCAGGCGCATTAGTAGCAAATATGTTTGAAGCTGATGCTAATCAAGGCTCTCAAAATATAACGCAAGACGATCTTGCATTACCATTTTTGAAAGTATTAGGCCAATTATCTCCAGAGGTTAATGAACGAGATGGAAAACATGTTGAAGGTGCAAAACCAGGCATGATTCTTAACACTGTCACTAAAGAAATTTATGACGGAACTGAAGGGATAAATGTATTGCCAGCCCACTACGAAAGAAAATTAGTAGAATGGCAAGACAGAGGTGACAGCAAGGGTGCACCAGTTGCAATCCACAATGCTGAAAGTGATATCATGAGTCAAACAACTCGTGACAAATCTTATAAAGATAGATTACCTAATGGTAATTATATTGAGAACACTGCAAATCATTTTGTAATTGTTTTAGGAAAATCACCATCAACTGCATTAATTTCTATGAAAGCTACTCAATTAAAAATTAGTAGAGCATGGAATTCTGTAATGATGGGTCTTAAACTTCAAGGTAAAAATGGAATGTTCACTCCACCAACTTATAGCCACATTTATAAACTAAAGACTGTTCAAATGTCTAATGACAAAGGAACATGGTTTGGTTGGGATGTAAAAATGGTTGGACCCATTGAAGATAAAGCAGTTTACGATATTGCAAAAAGCTTTGCTGAAAAAGTTGGCAAAGGTGATGTGCAAGTCAAACACGGAACTGAAGAATCAAATACTAAAGCACCATTCTAATTCCTAGGAACTGGGCGAGTGCGGGAGACTAAACTCGCCTGGAAAATATTATGGTTGATAGATTTAAAAAGATATTCAAAGGCTTAGAGCGTGCTCATGGTTGCACTAAAGTTACAGCACCTGTAGAGAATGGTGTTAAACTAAAAGGACAATCGTTTGTAGTACGTAGACCTGTAACAGATTCGTTATGGGAAGATCATTTAAATGGTACACAAAGTTTAGGTATTATTCCAATTAACGAAGAGAATCAATGTGTGTGGGGATGTGTAGATATAGATTCATACGCAGGTTTTGATCACAAAAAATTAATAGATAAGATTAAACAGTTTAATTTACCCCTGCTGGTATGTAGGTCAAAGAGTGGTGGGGCTCATGTATTTTTATTTACAGAGCAACCCGTGACTGCAGAAAGCATGAGAGATAAGTTAACAGAAATAAAAACATTACTAGGCTACGGTGGATCAGAAGTTTTTCCAAAACAAATACAATTAAAATCAGCGGATGATACAGGTAATTTTTTAAACCTACCTTATTTTGGTGGTGAAAATACTACACGTTATGCATTTAATGCTGACGCATCAGCAGCAACACTTGATGAATTTTATAATTTGTATGATCAAACTAAACAGAAAGATATTACAAAAATTAAAATAGAAAGACCTAAGTCAGACTACGATGACGCTCCACCATGTATAGAACTTATGGCATTAAATAAAATACCAGAAGGTGGTAGAAATAATTCTATGTTTCATTTTGGTGTGTACGCTAAACAGAAATGGCCTGCGGAATGGAAGAGTAAGATGACTATGTTTAACATTGAAGCATCAACTACACCATTGAGTGAGTCTGAAGTAGATATAATTAAACGACAACACGAGAAAAAAGAATGGGGTTACAAATGTAATGACGTACCTATGTGTAACTTGTGTGATAAAAAATTATGTAGAACTAGAAAATATGGAATAGGTGAAGAGATTGTGTTCCCATTACTATCTGACTTACAAAAAGTTAAGTTAGAAAAACCATATTATTATTTAAACGTAGATGGTGAACGATTACATTTAGAGAATGTAAAGTTTTTAAAACAACAAAGTTTATTCCAAGAAGCATGTATGGAGCAGTTAGATTTTAAACCACCAACAGTTAAACCTAAAGACTGGGACATGATTATAAATCCACTAATGAAGAACCACGAACCTGTGGAAGCACCAGAAGGTGTGACTACACAAGACCAATTACAAAATCATTTAGAAGAGTATTGTCTAAACAGACAAGTATCTACAGACAAAAATGATCTTAAAAAAGGTGGGGTGTGGACTAACGAAGGTCATCACCACTTTGTGTTTGATAGGTTTTACAATCAATTTTTAATTAGGAAACGTTGGGATATAAATTATCAACGTACTGCACAGATGTTAAAAGAAGCGTGTAGTTGTGATGACAAACGTATTGGTAAGGAAAGAATATCTGTGTTCCAAGTAAAACAGTTTGATAAAAAAACTGACGACTACAATCAAAAAGAATTAAAGCCAAAGGATATATTTTGAGAACGATTGTATTAGGTCCACCAGGTACAGGTAAGACTACAACTTTATTAAAGAAAGTAGATTCTTATCTTAAAAATACAGATCCAGATAAGATAGGTTACTTTGCATTTACACAGAAGGCGGCTCACGAAGCAAGAGACAGAGCCATGAGAGATTTTAATTTAGGTGAGGATGATCTGCCATACTTTAGAACCCTACACTCACTTGCTTTTAGAAAATTAGGATTAAAAAAAGATCAGGTCATGCAACCAAGACACTATAAAGATCTTGGAAACAAGTTAGGGTTCCCAGTAACATACGCAGATTACCAAGAAGATCAGGGTGGTATTTTTACATCGGACAGTGAGTATTTAAGAATTATACAATTAGCACAACTTAGAAACATAACGCCAGAACAACAGTTTGATTTGGCTGAACACACACAAGACTTGGAAAGAGATCAACTTAGAATTATAGCTAATGAATTAATAAGATACAAAAAAGAATATAATCTAATAGATTATAATGACATGATATTAGACTTTACAAAATCTGATCTATCTCCAAAGTTTGATGTAGTGTTTATAGACGAAGCACAGGATCTATCTTTGATGCAATGGGACATGGCAAAAACTATATGGAATAAAACAGAGAATGCTTTTATTGCTGGTGATGATGACCAAGCTATATTTAGATGGGCTGGAGCTGATGTAGATTCATTTATAAATTTAAAAGGAACATACCTTCCATTGACACAATCTTATCGTATACCAACTAAAGTTCACAACTTAGCTATGAACATTATAAATAAAATTACAAATAGAATACCTAAAACTTGGCAACCTAAAACAAACGAAGGAACTTTGCACAGGCATTTTGATGTTGATAGTATTGATATGACTAAAGGAGATTGGTTAGTTTTAAGTAGAACTAGACATATGTTAAATGACATAGAAGAATCTCTATACCGACAAGGATTGTATTACAAAAATAGATACAAAAGAAACGATGAACAAGATTTACATGAAGCAGCAACTTCATGGGAAAGTGGATTAAAAGGACACCCACTATCTTATAAACAAGTAGAAAAAATATCTAAATACATGAGCGACAAACATTGGCAAAAGAAAAAAATTAAAGGTATGACTAAAGGAGGTTTTTATAACATAGATCAATTAGTAACTGATTATGGTCTTCAAATAAAAACAACTTGGTATGAAGCATTTGACAATGCAGGACAAACTAGAGTAAACTATTTACGAAAAATGAGAAAGAATGGGGAAAAGTTAAACGAAAAACCTAGAATAGAAATGTCAACTATTCATGGAGCAAAAGGTGGTGAAGCAACTAACGTTGTATTAATGACAGACTTAACACAAAATACTATGAAAGGTTATGAAAGAAATCCAGACGATGAAAATAGATTATTTTATGTAGGTGCAACACGAACAAAAGAAAACTTACATATTGTTGAACCAAAAAAATATGAGAAGGGGTATATACTATGACCAACAGTGAAATATTTAAAAAATCAGTTTACGAGTCTTTAGACAATCAAGTAGGTGGTAAACATTATCGTAACATGAAGATACAGCCTGCAGAATTTATAAACGAAAACAAATTACTTTTTGCAGAAGGCAACGCAATAAAATATATTTGTAGACACCAGTCAAAAGGCAAGAGACAAGACATTGAAAAAGCAATACATTATTTAGAAATGATACTTGAAAGGGATTATGATGCAGATACCTCTATTTAAACCACAAACAGAATGGCTACCACCAGAAAATTTTCCAGATTTATCTAAGTATGATGAGATATCGATTGACTTAGAAACTAAAGATCCAGACTTAATGAAGATGGGTTCAGGCTCAGTAGTAGGCAACGGAGATGTTGTAGGTATTGCATTAGCTGTAGAGGGTTGGCGTGGATATTATCCTATTGCTCACGAAGGTGGTGGCAACATGGATCGTAGAAAAGTTTTAAAATGGTTTCAAGAAGTATTAAATTTACCTTCACCAAAAATCTTCCACAACGCCATGTATGACGTTGCTTGGATTAGACATCTAGGTTTAAATATTAACGGTAAAATAATCGATACAATGATTGCATCGGCTTTGGTTGATGAAAATCAAATGCGTTATGATTTAAACAGCTGTGCTAAAAGATACACCGGCAAAGGAAAAAATGAAACAGATTTATATCAAGCTGCAAAAGATTGGGGTGTTGACGCGAAGGCAGAAATGTATAAACTACCTGCCATTTATGTAGGTGCGTATGCAGAACAAGACGCATCGGTTACATTAGACCTTTGGAAAGAACTTAAAAAAGAAATAGATCACCAAGATATAAATTCTATTATGGATATGGAAACAGAATTGTTTCCTTGTTTAGTTGATATGAAGTTTAAGGGAGTATGCGTAGACGTTCAAGGAGCTCATACACTAAAGAAAGACTTAGCATCACAAGAAGATATATTAATCCAAGCAGTAAAAAAAGAAACAGGAATAGACACTCAAATATGGGCTGCAAGATCCATTGCTCAAGTTTTCGATAAACTAAAGTTAGACTACGATAGAACTGAGAAATCACACGCACCTTCTTTTACTAAAAACTTTTTGCAAAACCATCCTCATCCATTGGTGAATAAGATTGCACAGGCTAGAGAGATTAATAAGGCTCATACTACGTTTATTGATACCATACTCAAACATTCACACAAGGGTAGAATACATGCAGACATCAACCAATTGCGTTCAGATAATGGCGGAACTGTGACCGGTAGATTCTCATACTCAAACCCAAATTTACAGCAAATACCAGCTAGAAACAAAGACCTTGGACCACGGATTAGGGCTTTATTTGTGCCTGAGAAGGGTCATACATGGGGTTGTTTTGACTATTCTCAGCAAGAACCTAGATTGGTAGTACATTACTCAGCTTTACAGAATCTCTATGGAGTGGATGAAGTATTGGAAGCGTATCGCGAGGGCGATGCCGATTTTCATACGATCGTTGCAGACATGGCAGAGATACCTAGATCACAGGCCAAAACTATCAACCTTGGCCTGTTCTATGGTATGGGTAAAAATAAATTACAGGCAGAATTAGGTGTGTCTAAAGATAAATCTGATGCACTGTTTAAAAGATACCATGCTAAGGTTCCATTTGTAAAACAACTAATGGATAATGTAAGTCAACGAGCACAGAGTGCTGGTAAGGTTAGAACTTTACTTGGACGACTATGCAGGTTTCATTTGTGGGAACCTAATCAGTTTGGAATACATAAGTCCTTGCCACATGATGCAGCGCTCTTGGAACACGGACCAGGGATCAAGCGTGCGTTCACGTACAAAGCATTAAACAAATTGATACAAGGATCAGCAGCCGACATGACAAAGAAAGCTATGATAGATTTGTATAAGGAAGGCATTATACCTCATATACAAGTACATGATGAACTTGATATATCTGTTGAGAGCCCAGAACATGCTCAAAAAATAAAAGATATAATGGAATCTGCTGTTGATTTGGAAGTACCAAACAAAGTAGACTACGAATCAGGTCCTAATTGGGGCTCAATAAAAGGTTAATTTATGGCTTACTTAAATGCAAATATTCCTGTACAATATTCACAAATAAAAAGGGAGTATTTATA